TTAAAAATCGTTTAAATAATTTCATAAACAACTCGCCTTCAAAGTCGTTAGGCACTCCGTAAAAAAGATAGTTTCCTATCTCTTTTTTATTACACGGATTTGCCAACAACCTCGCTTGAAACTTATTTATAGTTTCACTCATGTTGACCTCCTAATGTTATTGGAATCTATATATTCAGATTGTCCAATTCCAAGTGAAGTCCACTCACCCTCATCTCTGTTTTTATCTTTGGCTACCTCAAGCGCTTCTTCTTCACTATTTGCATGGACAGTTATTTCCATATCTTCATAGCAAACTCTTGAAGAGACAAATTTAAACGGCTTTGTCATATTGTACTCCTTTTGTAGTTATTGATTTAAAAATATGAGCAATCACATCAACAGTCCAACCATTACCAAGCATTTTGTATC